CAACATCACCAGTTCCAGAATCGGAAATAGTTAAAGCTGTAGTTTGTGCACCACCTGCAATTGATTGTTGTGTAAATCCACCAGCTATTTGTTCAATAAGTTGTAAATTAACATTAGTTTTTGATCCCCATGTACCGGCGTTCTCACCAGTTGCTTGAAGTTCAACACCTAAAGGCGTAAATGTAGATGCCATAAATTTTATCTCCTATGCAGCGTCACTATAACTTGTATTTGATCCAGTTGCAACATCTGAATACGAACTATTTGATCCTGTTGATTGATCAGAATAGGACGAATTTGATCCTGTTGATGCATCACTATACGATGTATTTGATCCGGTTGCAACCCCAGAAAAACTACTATTTGATCCTGTATTTATGTTTGCAAAAGCCTCAACACCACCCTCTCCTTGTAAAGCGTTAATAGCATCTAAACTTAAACCTACAACATCTGCTGGAGTAATAGAACCAACACTCATTGTTGAAGATACACCAGTTAATCCCATGACATCTGCAGGAGTTAAAGAACCCACAGATGAGGTTGCAGTGACGCCAGTTAAATCAACAAGAGTAGCAGGACCAACTTCTACAGATCCAACACTTGCTGTTGAAGATATACCAGTTATTTCTGCTGGTCCAAATTCTAAACCTAACGTTCCAAGACTGACGGTAGAAGATACTCCTGAAATAGATGCTGGTCCAAACTCTAAACCTAAAGTTCCAAGACTAGCTGTAGTTGATTGTCCTGTAAGTGCTGGTGTTGAATCTAGTTTAATAGTTGTAGAACCAACACTTGTTGTAGCCGCTTGACCAGTTAAACCAACAACATCTGCAGGAGCTAGAGAACCCACACTTGCAGTTGCTGCTCTACCTACTAAAGCAATAACTTGATCAGGAGATTCACCCCACGAATTATCGTTCCAACCATCTCTACCCCAACCAACTAATGTACCTGAATAAGATAAAGTTGGAGTTGCAAAAGAAGCTTCGACCCCGGTTACAGGAACACCTCGTTCAGCGTCTACACTAACCGTACCAATACTAGTGGTCATAGAGTGATTAGCACCAATCATCTCTAATAAATATGTAAATGCTGGTGTTATAGAACCAGGAGACGCAGTTGCTTCTAACCCTGTTATAGAAACAGTTTCGTCTCTTCCTTCGCCCCAGTCAGCATCATTCCAGGCTAGTCTTCCCCAACCTGTTTCGTTAAACTCTTCTGAATTACCTAAAGATGTAGTAGCAGATAGACCAGTAGGTGTAACTATTACATCACCTAATTCATTCCACTCGTTTTCGCCCCAAGATCGAGCACCCCATCCTTGTAATAAAACTGTTGAACCGCCCCACTGAGATTGATCCCAGGTTAACCGGCCCCATCCTGAAGTCACCGACATGGGTGGCCTCCTATGCTATTCTGATTATTGCGTTACTTGCGTCTGCTGTTGGAAATTGAATTGTAAATGTTCCGCTAGAAACTGTTTTGTCACCACCAAAAGCAATAACAGCAACAGCTTTATTAGACTGAGAAGAGTTATAAATTAATGCACCATTTGCCGTAAAAGAGGCTGAAGTAAAACTCACATCTGCAAAATCACAAAATGCAGTTGTTCCAGATGTTGTTGGTGTAACACTTGTTAAAGTTGCACCACCTGAACTGTATGCAGATCCAGATGTATTTGAAATTTCGTTTGATGTTGAAAACGCAGTTGTTCCCGCACCTAAAGATGCATCACTTGTATATAAAGCTATTTTAAAAGTATCACCGCTAGATGCAGTAAAGTTATGAGTTCCAACTAAAATTTCTTGTTTAAAACTTGTACAAATTGCTGATGATATAGCCATAATTTAATCTCCTACGGGTTTGGTGAGTTTATTGGTATACGAACAGTGCCATCAGTATAATCATCTCTTCGTCTTCTTCCAATTTGCTCACTAGCAAACTTCTGTACCTCTTGTTTATATTTATTTTCATATAAAGTCAACATATCCATTGGACCTTTTAAAAAACTATACGCTTCTGATAAACAACAATACAATAAACCATTTGGAAAATTAAGACTAATATAATTAGTATCATCATTTTCTAATAAAGCAGGAGCAGCGTTATAATGGACTCTAAATTTATAAGTGGTGTCAGGAACTGGAGCAAACATCATTCTTCCAGATGTAGTGTCAGATTCTCCTGTAGCGCCACCAAACATAGCATAATATTTAGGTTGTCCCCTTTTAGATGATTCTGTTGATGAAATATATTCTTGTAAGTATGTGATATCTTTTTTTTCTAACCAAACATTAGCGCCAGTTGTAGCTGAAGTTGAATCATAAACTTGTATGGCTCTAATAAAAACAGCTCCTGCTGGAGCATTAATTGTTTCTTGACCTGCAACTAAATTACCTGTTTGTTGCTTTCTATCCGCATCTATAGGCACATCTCTAAATATTCTATACTGTGCATTTAAAATAATGTTTTCTAAAACAGCATCTGTTAAAACATTTGAATCTGTTTCGGTATAACTTTTTATTTGTGTTTTTAATCCTGATGCACTTAATCCAGCCATTATGCTACTATCTCCTGACAAGCTTTGCAGCTTTTTCTAAATCTTAAATGACTTGAACAATGTTTTGGTTTATAAACTAGAACATCTGGTTCTGGTGTTTTTAAATATAATTCTGCGTGTTCATCCACATCTGCTGGACATGCACATTGTTTAATACCAATTAATTTACAAATAAAATTTTTTATTTTTTTAATCATGGTGTTATCGTAACTGGTCCTGCAGACACAGTTGGTCCTCCTGAATCTTCTGTTATACTAGGAGTTGAACCTAGTGTAAATGTATATTTATCTGTTGTAGTTACTGTTATACTAAAACCTGAAGAATTTTCATAGACTGTAAAGGCTACACCTCCAGGGCTTCCCTGCACGTTTCTAAATCTCACAGTATTTCCAGTAGATCTTCCATGATTAGGTTCTGTTACAGTAATTGTTTGTGATGATGCAGTTATAGAAAAAGGATTATTTCCTAACATGGCAGCAACTGCTGGCTCTATTCTATCTACTCTAACATGTCTTAAAGAAATTCCATCTGCACTGCTTGGTTTTGGTTCTAGTTGTGGCTGCTTTGGTTCAAATTCAGATACGTGAACTAATGATCCATTCCATTCTCTAACCATCTCTCTGTATGGAAATTCTAAACCAGATCTATCTGATATTGCTTTTGCATATTTACCTGTAGCGTATTTAGTCATTATGCTCCTGGATAATAAGTTTTAGGTGTTATGTGTGTGCTAGAAGCAGAGCCATCTTCTGCTAAAGCTCTAGCAAATTCATCTTCATAAGCAAGTTTCATAGCTTGAATCATTTGTGGTTGATATTTTTGTGATAAATAATAAGCGAGTCCTGATACCATGCAAGGCACAAATCTAAATGGCACATCAGTTGCATTCGTATAATCTCCTACATCTTGTATTCTTTTGATATAATAAAAATGCATATCCTTAGATGCATTAGTTGAATCTGGTGTTGGATAAACATGTATTCTAACTTTATCAATAAACCTCTCCACCCAATATTGATTAGGTGTGCCTTTAGATAATTTGTTAGAAAATCCTGCATAAGTAGACCTATCTACTTTTGTCATAGGACTATCTGATTGTGTAGTTTGAGTTCTATTAGATCTTAATTGTGCTTCAAGAACATCAGATATACCATAAACTCCGTTAGGAGTAGAAGTGGCACTTGTACCATCTCCACTAGATCTAAAAAAATCATATTCGGCTTGTCCCTCAATTAAATCTAAATCAAGTTCATCTATTTCCCAATAGTGAATACCTCTATTACCCCATTCTTGAAGTAATATATTAAGAGATCTTCTTGCAGATTTTAATTGATAACCAGCAACGTTTTGTAAACCAATACGTTC